TGCGTTTGGCACAAATGGCGACAGATTTAAGTTGCAGAGTGAGCAAGAAAGTGCTTAAATTGTGGTAGGCTCGGGACAGTAAAGCGTACTGAGCAACAGAACAAAACATAAACCCGCCACTGAGCGGGTTTTTTAATGAACTAGGTTCCTTTCCTTGTTGTAAATGATAGATTCAATGCTGATTAAAAAATCACTTGTTCGAGGTAAGTATGAGTAAGATTCTTTTAACAGCATTATTTCTTTTCCCCGCTGTATGTTCTGCAAAATTTATTAACCCAATGGAGTTCGATGGCTCTGAAGCCCCGTCGAGTTAACCTGATTTATTCAATCTCGACATCTTATATGAAGGTAGCTGTGGTACTGTTCTGGCTTATGTCTTGTGTTGAGAATTTGTTGAGCCGCTTTAAGTTAACCTGCTTCCAGTAAACTAGCAGGGGAATTGTGTTGTTAAGGACTCTAAAAATACTGGCTTTAGTGATCTGCTTTGTGGTTAACTGTGCAATGTACTTTCATCTCTATGTAGTGATGAATAAGGATTGTATTGGGAATACCACAGAAGAGGTAACCTATGGGCGTCTGGAAGATTGCCCTGATACTGACTGCCAGCCTTATAGCTGGAGTTTTTATTTACAGTGATGTTATCTCGGATTTGATTGTCGATGCCAATTTCCTTCATCTCCTATAGATGTTTTTGCGTGAGCGCTGCTTTTTGCAAAATTGCTGTGTGAAAATACTGACCCTTGGGTTCAGCGCTCATCCAAAAGCATCTCGTCGAAATCCAACTAACCGGGGTGGTTTGTTGGATGAGGTGCCTCAAATTCATTCAGTTTAGCGATTCTGGTGCTTGATACCTAGCTTGGAAGGCCATCCCTGGATATGTAGTGGTTTTGGCATGCTAGGTAAGGGAAATTAAAATGAGAAAAAAGACGAGGGACTTTACAGGCGACATCACATCCCTCGACAAAAGATTCCCTTCTACTTCTTGATTAGACGAGAACGGGGTAGTGAATTTAGGATATTAGCAACTTAAAAATCAACGGAAAATTTACAATTTACTTTAAGTCGCTGAAAATGAATAGTCTATTCTCTCCCTGTTTAATTTGACCTAACTGTTAAGTGGTTAGTACAGTGTGTTTGTGGTGAATCCTTTCTATGCGAAAGGGCGTTCCAGTCGACTGCTATCTGCAGGTATGCGCGCGGCTTTGCTGACTGGGGTAGAGTCACCGGGAGGCACCCGGCACCATGACAACAACAATACAGTTTCAAATTCCTTGAGAGCCTGCCGTAAAAAGCAGGCCTTTTTTTATGAATTTGCAAACTGCTGCTACGCTTGAAATGTGTGTTGAAGGTAATTGCCTGATGGTTCTCCTGAACCGTTGTGTGAACCAGCCCGATACTGTCTCACTCAGGTCAGTTAGCAAGACTCACGACTACCTACCTTACTTATTAATAGTCACTCATTTGCCCGCCTTCAAAAGCGGGCTTTTTTTATTCCCCTCATCACTGAGAGGATTCACGGCAATAAGAGGGGGACTAGATGTCCGATCCTGTTTCTGGCACGACAGTAGCGGCTGGTGGTCTGATGGGGGCCAGCATGTTCGGCCTGGCAACCGGCATAGATTACGGTGTGGTGTTTGGCGCATTCGCTGGTGCGGTGTTCTACGTCGCTACGGCGGTTAATATCAGTCGCCTTAAGCTGGTGGGCTACTTCATCACCTCATTCATCTTCGGCGTTATCGGCGCTCCACTGCTTGGCTCTTACTTCTCCAAATGGACGGGGTATAGCGACAGGCCACTTGATGCGCTGGGCGCGGTAATCGTAGCCGCTATTGCTATTAAGCTGCTGACGTTCGTCAACAGTCAGGATTTGGGTAGCCTGTTTGGAATTCTCTCGCGTTTACGTGGTGGAGGGGCCAGCAATGGTAACAAGTGATCCGAGTGCGATGGCAAACGCAATTATCTCTGCTGTGATCGTTATTGCACTGATGTTCTACCAGCGCGGCGGGGCGAGACATCGCCCTCTGATATCGCTGATGGCTTATTTCACGGTGCTGGTATACGCCAGCGTCCCTTTCCGTTACCTGTTCGGCCTGTACCATGAATCGCACTGGTTCGTGGTGCTGGTGAACGTCCTGATATGCGCCGCCGTTCTATGGGCTCGGGGAAACGTGGCGCGCTTGGTTGACGCACTGAGGCACTAATGAACCAATCACAATTTCAAAAGGCGGCTGGGCTAAGCGCCGAGTTAGCTGCGCGCTGGTTTCAGCCAGTAAGTGATGCGATGAAAGAGTTCGGCATAACCAAACCGGTAGACCAGGCGATGTTTATTGCTCAGGCAGGGCATGAATCAGCTGGCTTCACTCTGCTTGTGGAGAGCTTCAATTACCGGATTGCCGCACTAGTTAACTTCATTCGTGCAGGCCGCCTTACCGCAGAACAGGCAAACGCGTTAGGCCGCCGCCCTGAAGAACGGACATTACCGATTGAGCGCCAGCGCGCCATTGCGAACCTGGTATACAGCAAACGCATGGGTAACAACGCACCCGGCGACGGTTGGTTATACCGTGGGCGTGGACTTATCCAGATTACCGGCCTCAACAACTACCGTGATTGCGGTAACGGCTTGAAGGTTGATTTGGTTAAGCAGCCTGAGCTATTGGCCGAGGACGTTTATGCAGCAAGAAGCGCGGCGTGGTTCTTCGTTACAAAGGGATGTCTGAACTATTCAGATAACCTGCTGCAGGTGACGAAGATTATCAACGGCGGAACGAACGGACTGGAAGATCGTCGCACTCGCTTCGGTCAGGCAAAAACGGTGCTTGTATGAAAAAGTGGTTGAGCATCTTACTCCCACGATGGGAGACAGATACGGTTGTTCTTCAGGCGCAAGGTAATGAGCTTCATATCGTCTGCAGCTATGAGGATATTGATCCCGGCGAGATGTTTGACGGCATGTGCGAGCTCAAGACCTTCACCTGGCTGAACTGGTCTTTCCCGTCAGGGGAGCCCATGAACGTTCGATCCTTTGAACCGAAGGTGGAAACATGAGCACAGTGCAGTTAATCATCACGGTAGCAGTAGCCATTCTTGGTGCTATAGCTGCCGCTTTTGGTATTGGTCACTCACGCGGCACCAGTAAAGCGGAAGCGAAAGCAGACCAGCAGCGTACTGAAGATAAGGCCGCAGCCACTGAAGCAGTAGCGGAACGACGGGTAGAAGCAACGAAAGAGGCCAGCAATGTACAGCAGACTGTTAACCACATGCCTGATGACGATGTTGATCGCGAGCTGCGTGACACATGGAAGCGTCCCGGTGGTGGTTGATACCACCTGTGATTGGGTAAAGCCAATCTACCTGACCGATCATGACATCGACGTTATGGACCGCCAGACGAAGAAAGACATCCTGGCGCATAACAAAGCGTGGCAGGCGAACTGCCAGAAAGAAAACAGAGCCTCGCAATAGCGGGGCTTTTTTATGCGCATCTCACGCGCACATCAACGAGAGCCTTTCAGTAAGCGAGCCTGAGAAATGCCGTTATAGGTGGCGACCTCTCTCGGGCGGCTTTTCTGTGAGACAGGCTCACTTTCTAAAAGGTAAAGACGCTATGAATAATCCGTCAGTTATTCCTGCCTTCGACTTCCGCGAAATGGTTACGACACTCGACAACAAGATAATCACCACATCGTTAAAAGTGGCTAACTATTTTGGTAAACGACACAAAGACGTTCTGCGAGCCATCAGAAACCTTAAATGCTCCGATGATTTTACCAAGCGCAATTTTGCGCCCATTGATTTCATTGATAAAAATGGCGATGTTCAGCCTATGTATAACATCACCCGCGACGGATGCATGATGCTCGTGATGGGATTCACTGGCAAAACAGCGGCCGCAGTAAAGGAGTGTTACATCAATGCCTTCAACTGGATGGCCGAGCAGCTAAGCCGACGCATGGCGATGGGTGAAGAAATGCAGCATCGCTACGCCATCAAAGAAACGCGCTCAAAGCTGAAAGGCACGATCGGCAGCCGGTTGATGAACGAGCGGAAGAAAGAGAAGCGCGTTCTGGAGCTCGAGCATGAGCACATAATGCAGGTAACGCAGCCTGAATTACTTATTGGCTGATCGCGGCATTACAGAAGCTCTTCACTGAGGGGCTTCGATAATGCTATGCGTTTTTTGGGAGTGAATATGCCACCGCGCACACCGAAGGCTTGTCGCGTTCGCGGCTGTCGGAACACCACAACAGCCCCGTCTGGCTACTGTGAAAATCACAAAGGTGAAGGCTGGAAGTCCTATAAGCCAGGTCAATCACGGCAGCTGCGTGGATACGGAACAAAGTGGGAAGTCATACGGGAGCGGATACTTAAGCGCGACAAAGGGCTGTGTCAGAACCATCTTCGGCAGGGAGTCGTGAAGCAGGCGTCCTGCGTGGACCACATCAAAGCGAAGGCCCACGGCGGCACTGATGAAGACGGCAACCTTGAAAGCCTGTGCTGGTCGTGTCACGCCGCGAAGACCGCACGTGAGCGGCTCAAGTGAGAATCAATGTCATTATCATACATGGGAGGGGGAGGTCAAATCTCTGCGACCGCGCGCCTTCCGGACTGCCCGCCTCCTCGAATTTTTTTACCCGCGAAAAATCAAATTTAACCAGGAGTATCGCTTATGGCTGGAACGGCGGGGCGTTCCGGGCGTCGGCCTAAGCCAACGGCGCGCAAGGAGCTGGCTGGAAACCCCGGCAAGCGAGCCCTGAATAAAGAAGAACCAGTTTTCACACCCATTAAAGGCGTTGAACCCCCGGAATGGTTTTCCGAAGACGATGGTATGCCGATGGCCTCCGTCATGTGGGAACTGACCACGAAGGAATTATGCGGGCAAGGTCTTCTCTGTGTAACCGATCTTGCGGTGCTTGAACGCTGGTGTGTGGCTTACGAGTTCTGGCGCCGTGCTGTCAAAAACATCGCCCGTGATGGTCTTTCAATCGTTGGGGCTATGGGTGGAAAAATTAAGAACCCTGAACTTACAGCCAAAAAAGAACAGGAATCGGAGATGAGTTCTACCGGTTCGATGCTTGGCCTTGACCCAAGCAGCCGTCAGCGGCTCGTTGGCATGGCCGGAAAGAAACAAGCCTCTAACCCATTCCTTAAGATGATTAGCTCATGAGCCGGAAATCGTACCCCAACGTTAATGCCGCGAATCAGTACGCCCGTAACGTAGTGCGGGGAAAGATTCCGGCATGTCAGTTTGTCATTCAGGCATGCCAGCGTCATATTGATGATATGGCCGCAGAGAAAAGTAAGAAGTTCCGGTACCGCTTCGATAAAGATGCCGCGGAGAAGGCCGCAAAGTTTATTCAACTGCTGCCGCATACAAAGGGAGAGTGGGCATTCAAAAGAATGCCGATAACCCTGGAGCCGTGGCAACTTTTTATCGTATGCAGCGCCTTTGGTTGGGTACAGAAGGGAACGAAGCTTCGCCGTTTTCGGGAGGTCTACACCGAGATTCCTCGTAAGAACGGCAAATCTGCGATTTCAGCTGGTGTGGCGCTCTACTGCTTCACCTGTGATAACGAGTTCGGTGCTGAAGTTTACTCTGGCGCGACAACGGAAAAGCAGGCGTGGGAAGTATTCCGTCCCGCTCGCCTGATGTGCAAGCGTACGCCGCTGCTGGTGGAAGCATTCGGCATTGAGGTAAACGCATCAAATCTTAACCGTCCGGAAGATGGTGCCCGCTTTGAGCCGCTGATAGGCAATCCCGGCGACGGTGCTTCACCGCATTGTGCGATTGTCGACGAATATCACGAACACCCTACTGATTCGCTTTACACCACTATGCTGACGGGTATGGGGGCACGTCGACAACCGCTGATGTGGGCGATCACCACAGCAGGTTACAACATCGAAGGACCGTGCTACGACAAACGACGTGAAGTGATTGAAATGCTGAATGGCACGGTACCCAACGACGAGTTGTTTGGCGTGATCTATACGGTTGATGAAGGTGACGACTGGACTGATCCAAAAGTGCTTGAGAAAGCCAACCCGAATATGGGTGTCTCAGTCTACCGCGACTTTCTGTTAAGCCAGCAACAGCGTGCTATCAATAATGCTCGCCAGGCTGGCGTGTTCAAAACCAAGCATCTCAATATCTGGGTTGCTGCCCGAGCAGCTTTCTTCAACCTGGTATCCTGGCAGAACTGCGAAGATAAAACCCTGACCTTGGAAATGTTCGAAGGTCAACCATGCATTCTGGCTTTTGACCTGGCGCGCAAGCTGGACATGAACAGTATGGCGCGGTTGTTCACCAGGGAGATCGACGGTAAGACACATTATTACAGTGTTGCGCCTCGTTTCTGGGTGCCTTATGACACGGTTTTCAGTATTGAAAAAAATGAAGACCGTCGCACGGCTGAACGTTTCCAGAAGTGGGTTGAAATGGGGTTGCTCACCGTGACTGATGGGGCAGAGGTTGATTACCGTTACATCCTCGAAGAGGCAAAAGCGGCAAACAAACTGAACCCGGTCACTGAATCACCGATTGACCCATTTGGCGCAACCGGCCTTTCCCATGAACTGGCTGATGAGGGGTTGAACCCTGTCACTATCATCCAGAACTACACCAATATGTCTGATCCGATGAAGGAGCTTGAAGCAGCCATTGAGTCAGGCCGCTTTCATCACGACGGCAACCCGATTATGAGCTGGTGTATCAGCAACGTCGTCGGTAAGTATCTACCGGGTAATGACGACGTGGTGAAGCCAATCAAGGAGCAGAATGAAAACAAAATCGATGGCGCAGTAGCAGAAATCATGGCGATTGGACGGGCAATGCTGAAAGAGCCTGGCGATTTCCTCTCATCCCTTGATCCGGACGACGATCTCTTAATTCTATGAAATCACTTATTACCGATGTTATCGGGCTGGCCGGTTTTGGTCTGCTCACGTCCGGGGTTTACCTGCATTTTGGTCTGGCCCTGGCGCTCATGTTCTCGGGTGGCCTGATGTTGCTGGGTGCCCTGGCGATAGCCAGAAGGGGGAAGCGTGCTGCTTGATGCCTTTTTCAGAAGCGAATCACTGGAGAATCCGGCCACACCAATAACGGGGGATGTCGTCGACACTGATGGACTGTTCAGAGCCGATGTGTATGTGAGCCCTGAAACAGCCATGAAGCTGGCCGCGGTATACGCCTGTATTTACGTCCTCTCCTCAAACCTTGCTCAGATGCCGCTGCATGTCATGCGAAAGCACAACGGAAAGGTTGAGCCAGCGCGTGATCATCCGGCCTTTTACCTGGTACACGATGAGCCAAATACCTGGCAGACCAGTTATAAGTGGCGAGAGTTGAAACAGCGCCACATTCTTGGCTGGGGTAACGGATACACCTGGGTTAAACGTAACCGTCGCGGGGAGGTGACTTCTCTGGACTGCTGTATGCCCTGGGAAACCACGCTGATCAATACCGGCGGCAGGTACACCTATGGGCTGTATAACGAGGAAGGCGCATTTGCCATCAACCCTGATGACATGATTCACATCCGTGCGCTGGGAAATAACCAGAAGATGGGTCTGAGTCCGGTAATGCAGCACGCCGAAACGATCGGCATGGGCATGAGTGGGCAAAAATATACAGAGAGTTTTTTCAGCGGAAATGCTCGGCCAGCGGGGATTGTCACTGTGAAGGGCGAAATTAAGTCTGAAGGTTGGGATCGCCTTAAAAAGGTCTGGCAGAAGGCGGCTCTGGCACTGCGCAGCCAGGAAAACAAAACCATGCTGCTTCCTGCTGACCTGGACTATAAGGCGCTGACAGTTTCTCCGATCGATGCGCAGATTATCGATATGTCAAAGCTCAACCGTTCCATGATTGCCGGAATTTTTAACGTACCGGCGCACATGATTAACGA